AAAAAGAAATACATAGTAACATTCGAGGATGGAAGACAGGTTGAGTGTAAAGATGTATTTGAGGCAACTATGGTAAAATATAACAATGGATGTAATAAATCTAAGGAAAAATAATGATTAAACTAATTCTACTGACTCCGCTGCTGTTTATTGGATACTCGGCAGTAGTGTTTTGGCTGTTTTTTCAGTCAATAGTCGTAGGAGTAGTAACAGGAATTGTTAATTGGGCATCTTCTACTGTAGAAGATTGGAGATCATTAGTTAGATATGTAAAAGAAGAAAAAGAAGAGATGGCAAGAAGAAATTCTCCGCTAGATCAGATAGACTTAGATCAAGGAACAAGCAATGACTAAAGACTTAAAGTTATTACCTCATCAGTACGCACTAATAAAAGATACCACCACTAAAATATTAGGATTAGTAAGCGGTTTCGGTGCAGGGAAAACCTTCGCAGTAGCACGTAAGGCTGTAATGTTAGCACAAGCGAATCCAGGATGTGATGGAATTGTAACAGAACCAAACTTTCCACTATTAGAACAGATCTTAATACCAGAATTAAAAGAAGCGCTCACATACTTCGGAGTACCATTTGAATACAAAGCAGCGCAATCAATATTTTATTGCACTATCGAAGGTAAAGAAACTAGAATAATATGTAAATCAATGGAAGGATACGAGAGACTTATTGGTATTAATGCTGCGTATGTAGTAATGGATGAGTTTGATACAGCTAAGCCAGCTCTTGCATATAACGCTTACATTAAATTACTAGGACGTATCAGGGTAGGAAACGTAAGACAAATGGTAATTGTATCTACTCCAGAAGGTTATCGAGCATTTTATAAGATCTTTGTAGAGGAAGCAGGAGATAATAAGAAACTATTAAGAGCTAAAACCACAGATAACTATCATTTGCCAGCAGATTACATAGAAACAATGAGAGCGCAATATCCTGCAGAACTAATTGACGCTTATATTAATGGAGAGTTTACAAACTTAACAAGTGGTAACGTATATACACAGTATGATCGTACTCTTAATGATACGTCAATGATAGATGAAGGCTTTGGAGATATACATATCGGTATTGACTTCAATGTTGGAGCTATGTCTGCAGTAGCATGTATTATAAAGGATCAGAAAGCTTTTGCAGTAGATGAGTTCATAGGACTATTCGATACTCCAGAGTTAGTTCAAGTATTAGAAGCTAAATATGCAGGAAGAAAAGTATATTGTTATCCAGATGCAGCAGGTAGCGCTAGAAAATCTGTTAGTGGAAACGATAGTGATATTAAACTACTAAGACAAGCAGGATTCAATATAAGAGTAAACAGCAAAAATCCAGGAGTTATGGATAGAGTTAATGGCTTAAACAGCATGTACTGTAACGCTCAAGGAGAGCGAAGATGCTTCATTAATACAATTACATGCCCTAAGCTAACAAAAGCCACAGAACAGCAAGCATATGACGAAGGAACTAGGATGCCAGACAAAAAGAATGGTCATGATAATAATGGTATTGATGCAATAGGGTATTTAGTAGCACACTTATTCCCGCTAACATTTACAAGAAGAAAGGTAACACCAGAAATGAGACAACAATCAAATAGTGTAAACTGGAGTCAATATGACTGATTTAGCATTAACAGAAGAAGAACAAGAAAAGCTAGACTCTTGGACAAAAGAAGAGATTTATGAGGCTTACTTAGCAGAATACAATGCGAGAGTCTTACTAAACAAAGAGATGAATAAGCAAAAGCTAAAGCTAAAAGAAATAGAACACTCAGTTAGAAGAATATTGAATGACTCCTGAGGATAAACTACGATATGTGGCACGTAATTTTATAGAGTATGATCCAAAAGATAATGTAGAGGACGAGCTAGATTTCTTTTTTGGGCAACATTATACCATTATAGAATTAGAAGGCAATGGGATTATAGGATACATAGAGACAAATGAGTACATCTTCTTTGCTTTTGCATTTAATGATAATTTAAGAAAGAACACTAAAAAGATATACAGAACAGCCAAAAACCTTAAAAAAAGGATCATTTATGGTGGGAAAATAGATCATTACAAGAACAACTCAAAGCATCTAGGTGATAATATCTATGAACTTATGATATAATAGGTTGAAATAAAAACAAAAAGGATAAACATGGGTGGAATATCACGAGCGTTTAAGAAGCTAACGAGCAATCCTCTAGGAATGTTAGCAGTGGGTGCATTGTCAGGAGGAGCAGGTTTTTTAGGATCTGTCGGAGGATTATCTTCAGTAGGTATGGCCGCAGTTGGTGGAGCAGCAGGAGCAACTGTTGGAGCAGCAGGAGCAGCAGCAGAGGCAGCTAAAAAAGGAGCAGCAGCAGCAGAAATGCAAGCATCATCAGCAAAAGAGCAGATAGCAATCCAAAAAGAAGAGATCGCAAAGCAAGAAGCATTAGTAGCAGAAGAAACAGCGGCAACTGAAGCAGCTCAACAAGAAGAAGATGCAAAGGCTACAGAAAGAAAAACAAGGCTAGCAAAAGGTAGAAAAGGTTTATTATGGGGATCTGAATCTGGCGTTGGCGGAAATACATTAGGAGGTTAATATGAAAAAAGATATACCAAACGAAAGACTACAAGGAAAGTTCTATACAGAGAACTATTCAAGAATTCAATGTTCTAAATGTCAGAAAAATCTAGCTATTCTTATTCCAGGCAAAGCATTTGATGGGATTCCTGAGTGTGAGTGTAGTAAAGTAACACTTCCTCCAAAGAAACCAGCAAGAAAAAAGCCAGCACCTATTGAAAAAGAGGGGTAAGCATGACTTATGAAAGCGTAAACGAGAGGCTTAAAGCTGCCAGAGGAAACAAGCAACTATGGGAAAGTCATCTAAGAGAGTGTTATGAGTATGCACTGCCTGCCAGAAATACAATAGATAAGTATGGTAAGGGTCAGAAAAAAAGAAATAGAGTGTTTGATTCAACAGCAGAAGGAGCATTAGAGGATTTTGCTAACAGAATGACTGCATTATTAGTTCCAAATACTACTCAGTGGATGAAGCTGGAAGCAGGAAGTGAAACTGATCCTAGGCAGGAATCTCAAATTAATCAATACTTAGAAGAGACTACAAAGATAGTATTTAAACATATAAATAGTTCTAATTTCTCATCTCAAGTAAATGAAGCATTTTTAGATCTAGGAATCTCTACTGGAGCAATAGTGGTTGAAGAAGGAGATGGTATTCAAACATCATTAAACTTTAGGGCTGTATCGTTATCAGAACTTATATTAGAAAGATCAAGCAGAGGAATTATTGAAACAGTATTTAGAGAATTTAAAATCCCTGTAAAAGATATTCTAGCCACATGGAAGACTGCGAAATTATCTCAAAACTTAAAAGAATTGCTAGTGAAATCTCCAACGACTGATGTTAGTATCGTTGAGGGAGTGGTTCAAAATGAGCAAGGCAAGTGGAATATGATTCTTATGAACGTAAAAGAAAAGGAGTTTATCTTAAATGAAGAGCTAGACTACAATCCTTACATTGTATTTAGAGAATCATCTATACCTGGAGAAGTTTATGGAAGAGGAAGAGTGATGAGATGTCTAAGTGATATTAAAACTCTTAACAGAATGGTAGAGGACTATTTAAAAGGTCTATCTTTCCAGGCAAATCCTGTATTTACAGCGACAGATGATGGAGTAATTAATCCATATACATTTGATTTACATCCTGGATCAGTTAATCCTGTAGGATCTAATGATAGAGCTAATCCTACATTGAGTGCAGTGCAATTAAGTGGTAATCCTCAGCTTATGGATTTTGCTATCACTAAATATCAAGACAGTATCAAACAAGCAATGCTAAGTAAGCCGTTTGGGAATATTCAGGACACTCCTGTAAGAACAGCTACTGAGATGTCAATAAGAAATGCTGACGTAGCGCAAACGAGCTTATCTACATCTACAAGAATACAAACAGAATTACTAGAAAGAGTAATTGCAAACTGTGTGCATATCTTAAAAAGAGTAGGAAAAGTAGCGGACTTTAAAGTAAACGGGAAAGAAGTTGCTCTTAAGTTCATTAATCCTGCATCAAGACAGCAAAATGAGTCAGAACTTGCAGCATACGGTAGATTTATGGAGATTTCAGCAGCAATGCCTCCAGAGGTTATCGCTCAAGAGATTAAAATAGAGACAATCCCATCTAGTGTATGGGAAGCATTAGGACTTCCAGAAACAGGAAAGAGAAACGAGCAAGAAAAAGCTAAATATGTGCAAGCCCAACAAGAACAGATGGCAGCACAAGCAGCAGCTCAAGGAGGAGCAGTATAGTGAGAAAAGAGAATCAAGAGAACGCACAATCAATACATAAGCTATTTGCTGGGACATTCAATACTGAAATAGGTGTTAAATGTCTCGATCATTTAGAGAGTGTTTTTGTAGATAGAGAGATTGCTAAGCCTGGAATGACTGAGCTAGAAATAGGTATCAGACAAGGCGAAGCTAACGTGATTAAAAAAATTAAAAATGAGGTAAAAAGTAATGGCAGATAGAGAACTACAAACCATTCTAAACAGCGGAGAGATTACAAGCATATATCTTGGATCTCCTATAGCAGACAATAAGGTGGTAACAGCAGGAGACGTTGAGCTGTCTATTTTAGGAGTGGGGTCAGTAGTACCACTAGCACAACAAACATTAGCAGCGGGAGTGCCTGAAGTCTATACGTGGATTACTACAGACACAATCTCACAAGGAGGTGATATTACATATTCAGCTACAACACAACGAATTAGTATATTAACTTCTGGAGTATATAAGATCGCAGGAACTCAAGTATTCACTGCAGGTAATGTAAATTACTTACAATTCTGTCTTAGAATTAATGGCGTGCAAGCTCCTATTTGTAACTCTAATGAAGGAAGAGGCTCGTCACAAGCAGTAAGTGTTTCTTCTTTTGGAGTATTGACATTGTCTGCTGGAGACTACTTAGAGGTCTGGGTAGAATCTACTGGAACAGACATCACATGCCAATCGTCTAGTGTATTTGTAGAGAAAATAAGTTAATTCTTATGGCACTCTACGGGGTGTCACATAGAGTTAATAGCTCAAAACAAATTAAAGGATACGCAAATGGAAGAAGCAACAACATCTGCCCCTGCTGAATCAGGAACGCAAGCTACAGAAACTACGGAAGCCACTACGGTAAATCAAGAGGGACAAGCTGTCTCGGAAACTACTTATGTAGATGGCAAATACAAATCAGTATCTGATTTAGAAACAGGATACAAGGAACTACAATCAAGCTACAGTAAGAAATTAGGTGGATTTGATGGAGCGCCAGAAGAATATAAAGTAAATGAAGGTGCTGAATCTAATGACTTTATAGAAAGCTGGGGAAGAGAAAACCAACTAAGTAATGATGGGCTAAACTCGCTTATTGAAGGTTACGATAAATACCAACAAGAGCAGGGAGAAAAGTACCAACAAGAACAAGTAGCAATACTAGGGGAAAATGCAACAGAAAGACTAACTAACGTTAATGACTTTTTAAAAGCAAATGTTGGAGAAAATCATGGAATAGATACACAGAGCGCAGCAGGAATTGAATCAATCGAAAGATTAATCGCAATGACTAAACAATCAGCACCTGCAGCACAAGCAGCACATGCTCCTATTGTGGACGCGGACAAAGTTAAAGCAATGCGTTTCGCTAAAGATGAATTTGGAAACAGAAGAATGTCAAGTGATCCAGCATATAGAACAAAAGTAGAAGCATTAGAAGCAGAACTTTACGGTAGAAAATAAAGCTCTTGACAAAATAAGTATCTATTCGTTATAATAGGCACATGTAAATTATCTACACTTCAGATACCCTCACTGAGACCTGAAAGTTAGAGAGTTTAAGGCGTACGCTTTGACCTCCTGCTTTCGGGAGTCACCCAAAAACTACACCAACATAAACAAACCAAAATAAACCAAAGACAAAAAGGAAATTATATGTCACAAGCATTATCAACTGTTGCTGTAGAGCAATTTGATTCAGAAGTAAAACAAGCATACCAAGGTATGAAAACGTTAAGAGAATGTGTTACTCTTAGAAACAATGTAACTGGAGACAAATATGACTTCAGATTAATGGGTAAAGGTGCAGCTACAGTTAGAACTGGTTCATCTGCAGATGTAGTACCAATGGGTGTTGGACACTCTTTAAAGCAAGCAGTATTAGTAGATTACGAAGCACCTGAATATACAGATGTTTATGATGCAGCTACTGTAAACTTTGACGAAGTAGTTCATTTAGCTGAAACTATTGCTGGTGCAATGGGTAGAAGAGATGATCAGTCTATTATTGATGCTGCAATCGCTGGTGCAGGTACAACTGTTGCTGACGGTGGAACTAACTTAACTGTTGCTAAATTAAGAGCTGCTGTTAAAGGTTTAAATGCTGTTGAAGCTCCTGCTGGAGATAGATACTGTATTATTGATCAAGAAGGTTTAGATGCACTATTAGGTACAACTGAAGTTACTTCATCTGATTACAACAACGTTAAATCATTAGTTCATGGAGAAGTAGATACTTTCTTAGGACTTAAATTTAAAGTTATCGGTAATAGAGCTGAAGGTGGATTACCAGAAGCTGCAAATGTTATTTCTGGAGTAGTATTCCATAAAGCTGCATTAGGTCACGCTGTTGGTATTGATATGAAAACTAAAGTTGATTATGTTGCTCACAAAGCTTCATGGTTATCTATGGGATTATGGAAAGCTGGTTCAAAAGCTATTGATCCTGAAGGAATCATCAAAGTTAATTACGACAAAACTGCGTAATTTTATTGGGAGGCTTACGAGCCTTCCTGCTAAGATTATAAAGGATTATCATGGCATCAGGAACTACTACTAGAGTATCACTCGCATCTAACGCATTACTATTGTTAGGACATACAGAAATCGCAAGCTTCACAGAGAACACTACAGGAGCAACTTTAGCAAGTAACCTGTATGAAACATCATATTTTAGTGTATTAACTACTCACAGGTGGAGATTTGCCACTAAGAAAGCTGATCTTGCAAGAAAAACAAAAACACCAAAGAACAGTTATGAGTATATGTTCGCATTGCCTTCAGACTTATTGTATTTAATCAATACAGACACGGCAGATTATGAAGTATATGGAGATTCTGTTTATACAAACTCAGCAACGCTTTCTATTGATTATATTTACAAAGTTAAGGAGGATTCATTACCTCCATATTTTATTAAGATGTTTGAGTTCTTTTTAGCAGCACAGTTTGCACTACCAATTACGGGAGATATTGCAAAGACTGCAGCAATGGAAAAAGCATATTTTCATCAATTAAGACTAGCTAAATTTGCAGACTCGTCTCAAAGGCCAGCGGATTCGTTCAGAAGCAATCCTTACGTAGAGGCTCGCTACTAACATGGGTGTAGAATTTCTAAAACCCAATTTTACTGCGGGAGAATTAGCACCTACGCTTCATTCAAGAACAGATATTTCTAAATATCAAAACGGGGTAGCGAACGCAGAGAATATGATTATTCTGCCTCATGGTGGATTAAGAAGAAGACCAGGA